ATTTTTAATTTTATTTCCTTTATACTGTATATATTTACTTTAAATAAATAATAATGTTTGAGCCCCATCAGGCAAATTAGACAGTATTTCTCCATTTTCATAAATACTAAATTCAACATCGTTACTTTCTATATTGTAAATTGTAGGTTTAACTATATAAGCAGTATATGCTTTTTTAATTTCAAGGAATAAAGTCCAACTATTCTCCCATGTTGTTTTAACAGCTATAATATTTAAATTATCATTATTAAAATCATCTGTTCCATAAACCTTTTCCATTTCAAACTTAATATTATCGTCTTGCACTTTTGACTTTATGTATATTTTACCAGCAGAAAATTCACTATTTGCGTTACTACTTTGAATTAACTCCAACCCTAAATTAAACCCAGAGATGTTACCTATTAATTTAATTTTAGCAAATGGCACATATCTGTTTGGTTCTACTGTCATTGTACTTTTAAAAGTGTTTTCAGTGGTCATTTTTAATTTTTCATGTTCAAATTCTATTTTATTTGGTACGTTATCTTTATTATAATCAAAACTAGGAAAACTAAATGTATCAACCATAGAAACATTTTCAGCATATATAACTTGTGCAAGTATACGTGTTTTATATTTATTAGAGCAAGCATAGAGAATGTAACTGTCGTCTGTTTCTTCTACGAATAACCTTATATTTGATTTTGTTAAATAGTTTAGGGTGCAATAATTTTTCTTGAATTCATAATCACGTCCAGTTGCGACATATACCTCACAAGTATCAGAATAATCATTACCTATTAAAGATATTTTTATTATAAATCTTGAAGATTCACCAAAATATAAATCATCACTTTGGAATTTAGCAAACTTTAAAAGTTTTGCATAAAGATTAGAATTTCCATAATTATAATTTGTGATTGCTATCTTTTCAATTCTATTCATTAATTATCCCCCTTAATTCGTAATCAAACATCTTTTGAATGTTTGTCCCCTCAGTAAATATGCCAAACCACCACCATACACAGTCTAAATCCTCTTTATTTAATACTTCAAATAGACCTTTTAAATATACTTCGGTTGCTTTATTACTTATTGTTCCATCTATTACATTAGAAGCAGGACTTAGTAGTGCTTCCCAACAATTAGTAACACCAGTTTCACTAATTATTATTTTCTTGTTAGGATATTGTTTTTTTCTCGTTTCTATCCACATATTTACTTCATGTTGCTTCCATGCATTTATTGAATCTTCATAAGTTGTTTTTTCTTTTTTAAAACTTATTGTTGGATAACAATTAACACATAATAAATCCGACAATTCTATTACTGTGGTAGGCAGGTTGAAATTATGCTCTATTCCTGCACAGGTGATTCCAACTTTATATCCTTTGTTTTTAGCTATATTTAACAATTCTATTACATCTGTTGTATAAGTAGTATCTGTATCTATAAAAGAACACTCATTTAATACTGTAATGTTTTCTATAGTGGTATTTTTAAGTTTATCACATATTTCAGAAACTATATTTTTATATTTAGATAAGAAAACTGGTAGTGTTATTGTATTTTTTAGATAATCTTCCAATATTCCAACATGTATTTTAGCATTTTTTATTTTTACATTTAAATCAGAGAAGGTTGTAATAGCCCATAACACATCATCCATATTAGTAGCTATATATAAAGCCGAAGTATTAGAATTATATCCTATGTGAATATCAACTGTTATCTCATCAATTCCTAATTCTTCGCACTGTTTTATATCGTTGCCAATTTCAATCCTATTTTTTTGAGTATGGGTGCCATCTGTTCCCCAGATTTCCCCCCAATAACAATTATACCCAAAAATAGGCTCAAAATTTCTAAAACTAAGTCTTTTATTAACCTCACTTTGCTCCGCCTTTTTATCCAATTGTTCGTTAAGTTCTACAATCCCATTTTCAATTTTATTTAAATTAGCAGCACTTACTGGTGTACCTTTTTCAATAACTTGTCCAGTTATAGGATAAAGAGTAATTGTCCCATCAGGATTTTCTACAGATCTATAGGTATTTGGTTTCTCTACAACTCTATCTTTCCAAAGAGTTTTTTTGTATGCCATCTAATCTCCCTCCATCCTTTGTATTTTAATGCCATTTTTTAATTTAACCTCTTTAGTATTAATATCTACACAGTAATTAAATATAGAGTTAAAAACATCCATATTATCAACAATATTTACCACATCATAAATATTGCTCATTATAGATGTTTTTTCTCCAAAAACATCTTCCATAGTTAATGCCTTGGAGCTTGTCTGAACTGGAGAAACTATTTCTCCAGTTTCTTTTATATAAGTTATTACCATCTAATCCCTCCTATAACGTTAAAATATATGATAAAGATATTCTTCCGCATTGGTCATAATATTCTTTATCATCAATGTCAACCCATGTATAATAACTAACAGCAGTAACATCTATTCCAGTATTACCAACATTAAGTTTCTTCAAATAAAATGAACTTAATCTCATTCCATGCCTAGTGTATTCACCATCTAGACTTACAACACTAACTAACGCTTTATATGGTTTATTTTTAAATTCATCAGGTATATTTATTTTTGTTGCAACTCCGCTATCAACCCAAACAGAACCTGTATAAGTTAAATAATTATACTTTTTAGATTCTCCATTTACATATCTCTCTAATCCATCTGCACTAATCTTAGTATAAGAACCATCTTCATGATAATAAATTGAATGAGAATTATTATGTTCTACTTTATCTCCATTTTCGCTACTTCCTATAGTAAAATTTTCACCATCAAACTTATATGTTTTTCCATTTAACTTACCTTTAATAGATAACTCCCATGATTCAGCATTTTGCTTTACTAATACTTCAACATCTTCACCAGTTACTTTTGTTGCAATTTCTTCAGCAGTTTGCTTTACGTAGCTTTCAAACTCTTCATTACTTACTTTTTGTGATACTTCACCAGCAACAACTTTTATTTCAGTTTTAACTTTATCTATTTCAACTGATACATTACCTTTACCAGTGCTTTGTTTTTCTGTATTACTTTTCCCTACAGCTTTATATTGTTCAGTTAACCCACCGGCATATGAAAGAGTTCTACTAGTGATTAAAGTATTTATTAAGCTTCCATTATTTTTTATAGTGATACTATCTCCAGCTTGTAAAGCTGGATTGCCTTGCAATTTAATATCATAAGGAACATAACTTATTTTGCTTAAAATATTATAAATGTTTTGTATTACTGCAGCTGGATTCTGACAAAATAAATTATCAGTAATATAATAAGTGTTTTCTCCATCCCCTAATTCTTCCTTAATACCAGGAATCTCAACTATTACTTTATCTATTTTAGATACTGTAAATGCCTTATTCGAGAATGTAATAAGATTATCTCCAGTAACGGTGTTATAATCATAACTACTTAATTCATCATTTATTATTTCGTCTGTATATAGACTTTCACTAGCATAATTAAAATTACTTTCAACACTAACATCTATATTAAATATTTCTAAATATCCATCTCGTGATATTCTTGCATATCCACCAGCAAGTTCTGCTATATACATTAAGGCTTTTCTTAATGTTACATCTGTTAAATCTGGCTTTATAGATACTAAATAATCACTATTAATAAAAGTGTTTGTTTTTAATTTAACACCAGCTTTATTAGCTATATCTAAAGTTATATCTTTTATAGTTGCAGGAAATTGTAGGTCAGTTATATAATCTTTCTCAAATTTAATCATTCTATCATTAGCATATATTTTTATGCTAAATCTAGTTTTATCTATATCTTCAATTATAAAAAAACCTAATGAAATAAATTCAAAAGTATCAGAATTGGTTTCAACCCCTATCTTTATTTCAAACTCATTTCCTTCTAGAAAATCATCAATAACATCTTGGGTGTTTTCTAACTCTACCTCAACGGATGACATAATTGCAGAGCCAATTGAAAACTCACTTTCCATAAATAAATTTTCATCATAATTTATAGAAATTATTTCACTATCACTATAAGTTTTGTTGTTAATTAATATAGTAGACTTAAGTAATCTAGAAGGTTCTTTAATAGCTCGTTTATACTGACTGCTTACATTTATCAATTACATCACCTCTCAACTAAATTAAATTTAACTCCATTCCATTTAACTACTCCATTTATTGCTGAATAAGCTGGGGATGTTCTATCACCAACATACATTGTTTTGGTTACTACACCTAGTTCAGGATCTGGATAAGTAACTTGAAAAAATACATCTTTAACAGCTTTTAATAAAGTTGAACATTCACTTTGAGATAGTGGCCCCCACTCACAATTTAATTTTCTTTTTACTGCAATTCTATCTCTAATTAATTCTCCATTTGTATTTCTGTTACTTTCTCCATCTAAATCTGAAATTGTAACTTCAAAAGCTTTAGGCGTAGCTATTGCTACGCCATTTATCTTTAACATATAAAATTATCACCTCTATATTCTTATTAAATTAGTTCCAGCTTGTCTTTGTACTTTGTTTATACTGTCTATAACAATCTTACCTAAAGTAGTTTGCCCGACCTGAATAGTAAAATTAATAGGCTGGTCATTGTTATTATTAGTACTTGATTGTGAAGGTAATCTTTCAGCAACCTTATTAGCTAAATCAGTTATCCAACCAGTATTATTTTCAAGTGGCATTACAGCTTCTCTTCCTGCTTCACCAACCATTGCAATTGTTGGACTATCAACTATACCACCCTTTGCCAACATTGGTATTTCTGGAATATTAATACCCTTCCCGCCTAGTCCTGGAACCCAATCTGGAAGTTTAATTTTATTTAATCCTTTAATCATGCTATTAACAGCTTTAATAATATAATTTAGTGGTTTTTTAGCAATTGATTCAAGTCCATTAAATATACCTCTAAATATATCAACAATACCTTGCCATGCTTTTCTCCAATTTCCAGTAAGTACTCCTACTATAAAATCTACTAATCCACCAAACATAGTTTTTAAGTTGTCTAATATAGGTTTTATATAATCCCCTATATTTTTAAATGCCTTTATAAAAGTATCTCCTAACCAATTTACAACTGGCTTTAAGCAAGTATTCCATATACCAACAAGTATTTCACCTATTTTTTCTATTGTAGGTTTCCATGCTTGCCATATTTCGGTTAATCCATCTATAACTTTTTTAAGACATTCACCTAGGAATTGAACAACTGGAGCTATACAGTTTGTCCATAGAGCCATTGTTACTCTTACTATATTATCTATAACAGTGCACCAAGCATCCCATAATATAAATAATATAGGTTTTAAGACAGTTATTAATATATCTCCTACTAATTTTAAGGCTCCCATGATAGCTTGGAAATATGGTGTTAATGCACTTACTAAAGCATTCCATCCATCAATTAATGATTGTCTAAAACCATCTGATGTTTGCCATAAATATAAAAATGTAGTAGTAATTAAAGCTACAGCTCCAGCTATTAATAAAGCTGGACCATATAAACTCATTAATGCTCCGATAAATGGTTCTAATCCTACAAAGCTAATAGCTTTTATTAAACCTATTATTCCTGTTGTACAAGATGAAATTGCACTACTAAAAGTTGCTGTTATAAGTGGCCAATTTACTGCTATAAAAAATGCTGAAATTCCTGCAATTAATCCTCCTATAATTGAGATAATAATTTCTTTATGTTCTCTTATAAAATCTGCAAGACTTATAAATGCATTTCTCACTTTTAGTGCAAATTCTTCTACTTTTCCAGCTAATTGTGAAAGTGCACCCTCTTGATCTTCAATGTTGAAAGTTGGAATATCAATTCCTCCTGCACCACTACCAGATGAACCACTTCCAGAATCTGAATCAGAATCCGAACTATTTTGATTTACTTTATTGATTTCATCAAAGCCTGCTAGAAATCCCTTTGCATCTTTAGCAGCCTTTTTAGCACTTTTACCTGCATCATTATATGCATCACTAACTCCATTAACTGCGGTGCTAACTCCCCCAATAGCATCTGCTGTGCTTCCTGCAGATGAACTAGCTGAAGTTCCAAATAATGCATTCATAAATCTAGCTACTACACTAGTTACCTTTACTAAAGCTTGTACAAATGAATTTAAGATAGGCAGTACAACTTGTACTATTGGCATAAAAGCATTACCTAACTCTATTTTTAGAAGATTTAAATTATTTTGTAATACTCTTAATTGATTGGCTGGAGAATTTAATGTTCTTGCTAAATCTCCACTTGCTGTTGCTGTTTGTTGTTGTATAGCAATATATCTAGCCATTACTTTTTCTGTATTACTTAATTCACTTCCAGTTTTAGCTATTCCATTTGCATAAGCATATTGTTTAATAGTTGCATCATCAACTAATATACCTAATGCTTTAAGTGGTTCTGTCTCTCCTGTTAAACCAGATCTAATCTTATTAAATGCTTCATCACTACTTATGTTATAAAAACTTGCCATATCTTCAGCAAGTAATGTCATATCTTTTGAAAGGGTTAGGGCTTTGTTTGATGCTAAACCCATTGATTGAGTCATATTATACAAAGTTGCTACATTTTCTCTAATAGCATAACCATTTAATCCTAGTGTACTCTGTAGTTCTTCTGACCATTGCCGCACATCATTAGCTAGAGAACCAAATACAGTATCAAACATAGAATCACTTTCTATAGAGTCCATAGCTGTTATAATACTATCTTTTATAACTTTACCTATACCAAGAGCAGCAATCCATTTACCTACTCTACCAAAAATATTTTTTATATTTCCTAGAGATTTATTAACTCTTTTCTCCATATTGCTAACTTGATTTGTTACATTAGCTATCTGTTGATTAAATTCTCTTGTTTGAGCTTCAATAACTATTTCTAATTCTTCTATAGTCATTTATCTATTGTCACCCCCTATTTTAGAGTTAACTGTATAAGCAAAGGCAGTAAACTTCGCTTTATAAGCTTCCATTTCTGCCTCTCTTGCATTCTTCTCGCTTATTTCTTTTTCTTTATTAAATAAATCAGGATATAAATCCCAGACTGGAGTTACTTTTGCATTTTTATCAAATAAAACTGCTATATTTTCTCCTATTTGTCTAGCTAACATATAATTCATAGCTATATTTTCTTTTTGCCTAGCTTCTTCTTTTCTTCCATGAGATGTAATTAAATCAATTAATTCATCTATAGTACTTTCATAAAATAATCCAGGAGAAATACCTATGTCTAAACAAATAGGATATAATTCATTAATTAATTCAGTAAAAGTTTCATAGCTTCTTTTGCTTCTTCCTTGTCCACTTCCTGCTCTTGGTTCTGTGGACTCTCCTTGAAAAAACCACTTACCTTCATTATGTTCATACACTCTTGTTGAAGTGTAAATAAGTCACCATCATTATCTATATATTCATCAATAAGATTGTCTACTTTTTGAGCTGTCCATCCATGCTCTAATGCTTGTAATGATGAATGAAGTATTGCTGATATATCACCAACACCTAATACTTTCTTTTTTACTAGCATTAACATTAATGACTCTCCGCCTAATTTTTCTTCAAGCTTTCTTGTGTTCTGAGTAGTTAATCTACATCTTAACTCTTGTCCATTAATTTCTAAAGTATGATATTTCATTATTCTTCACCTTCCTTGATTTCTTAAACTGATAATGGGTCTGATGGATTTTCTATTTCAACATCACTTTGTAAAGCCATTGATACAGTAAATGTTATTAATGCATTAACACCACCGCCCCCAATCTTTACACTTACTTGAGCATCCCATTTAAATTTTGTTCCGTCTGGGAATTCCATTTGGAATTTAACTACTGTTTTATTTGCTTCAAACCCTTTTAATATTCTAAATGGTGATGTCGAAGAAGAGTTGTCATATTTAAATGTAAACTCTAAATCTCCATAATCCCCTATACCTTGTTCATATTTTTTTGCTTTATCTGCTAAGGTAGTTACATCAACTTTTTCAGGATCTGAACCAATTTCAGGAACTTCTTGAAGTCCTTCTAAATTCGTATAACTTGAACCACTTGTTGAATATCCTAATTTAATACCATTTGCTAACATATAATCTCCTCCTTAATTTCTTTGGTATACTCTAAATGTCTTGATATCAACAATACCTTCATATCTAAGAACTTTATGCTTTAATTTGCTTGGAACTGGAGCATCTTTGCAGAATGTTCTTTTTAAACCTAATGAAGTTATTGCTTTATCTATATTTAAAACAATTTCTGAAGTGCTTCTTTCACTCCATACCTCTATTCTGTAAATAATCCTACAAGTAGCTTCTTTATTATCTACTACTTCATAGGTAGAATTATCTTCCTCTGAATAAGTTACAGCAGGTAGTTTGCTCCAATCATTTGGATATTCTTCACTTACTGTAACACCTTCAATTTCTTTTAGTTTTTTATAAATTATAGGCTTAAAATTAACCAAGTTATCACCTACTATTACATATTCTTTTTATTTCTTTGTTTATTTGATATCTAACTATATTACCTATGGCTTTTTCTTTGCCTACTACTGCTGGATACATATAAGGTTGTGCTGCTTGTCCTTCTGAATAGTAAAAATCAACTCCACCAATGGTTACAAGTTTAAAATGATATTGCTCTGCTACTGCTGGTTCAATCTCGCTAGCTGGAATATACCAACCATCTGATTTATAAATTATTTTACCTGCTAATTTCGAAGCAACTCCACCACTTTTTGCTCCTACTGGTCCTGTTCCAAACTCTACATAAGCTGCATACTCATGATTTGTAACAACTCTTCCTTTAGTCTTTTTACCATCTTTTTTAACCATTTCAAATTTAATTGAATCCCTTAATGTATCATCACTTAATCCACTTTCAGGACAATAATCTTGTGCATATTTAGCTATTGCTTTCCCTGCCTTTTCTACAGCATTTTCAAATACAGCCTCACTATTACCACCTAATTCATCAAGCTTTTTCATAAGCCTTTTTACGTTAGTTATAGCCATTATATCTTCTCCAATTCTATTAATTGGTGTGAATATGGTTTAATTGATATTATCTTATAGTCTGGTTTACTATCTTTATCTACAAAAACACATATTCCATCACCTTCATTTAAATTTTCTGGACCATCATAAAGCATATTAAATATATAATTTAATCTCTCACCATATATTTCAACTTGTAACTTTCCACTCGCTGGATATATATTAGCTTTTATTTCAATTGGCTCATTAGAATAATCCTCATAAACATTACCTTCATCATCTTCAGTGTTTATTTTTTTCTTAAGCCAGTAAACTTTTTTATTCTTTATTCTCATTGGCCAATCTCACCGCCTTTAATCTCCTATAGGAGTTTAATCTTCTTTTAATATTTTCAGGAATATCAGTACTATAACTTACAGATACCCCTCCTTCACTTCTAGAAGACTCGCCTTCACTTCCTAGCCTGTTATAATAAACAATTGCTAATTCTCTTTGCAACCCAAGCATACGCGGTAATAATACATCTCTATTGCAGTAATCTAATATTTCTGTTTCTGCATCTTCTAAAACCATATTAAATAATTCATCTTGAGTTGTATCTTTTATCTCTAATCTTATTTTTAGCTTCTCTAATTGTGCCATGAACTCACCTCATAAAAAAAATTGAGGGATATTCCCCTCAATTTATCCTAATACTCTTGTAGCTAATTCTGGATACATTGTTTTATATCCATAAAGAACATCCATTGAAAGCATTTCCTTTTTATACTTCATGTCATATCCTCTTACTACCCTTAATGTAATTCCATTATAAGATGTAACATAAGATTCAACTCCTGCTGGTGCAACTAATGGTCTAGTTACAAATGCAAACGCCATTGGATTAAACGCTAAATTAGCAGTATGGTTAGCTATCATTTTTACAACTGTACTTGTTGTACCTCTTGCTTTTAATGCTGGATAAATCTCTACACTTGCAATAGAATTTCCGCTTGCACCAGCTGTATCTTCTATTACCGTATAGTTATTTCCTGCAATTGTTAATACATCTCCTTTAAGTAGTTTACCTGTTAATGTAGTACCTGTTAATTGAATTGTAGTTGCACCTATCTCTGCTATAGCACCTAATTTAACAGTATCAAAAGCTGTAATTCCTGTAGCATGTTGTTTTACTCCTTGTGACATATAATTATCTAATCCAAATACACGTCCAATAGATCCCTCTCTTAACGCATTAGTTGAACCACTCTTCTCTGCATTAACAATTGCATCTATTGTAGTAAAGTTAGCATCTGCTTCTGGATCCCACACTGCAACTCTTCCAGCTATAGGAACTTTATTTGTATTTAACATTTTTCTTGCATTTGCTAGATCACTAAGTTTACTTGGAGTTGTTCCAGCTGTACCTACTGTGTAAGGTATATCCTTATATAAAAATAATCCATCTGAATTAATTTTTTCTGCTAATGCTACTGCTGCTGGTTCTAAAAATAATCTATTTAAATCATCTACATTAGTAGCCCTTTGAATAGCTCCAAATTCAATATCAACTGTTGCAAGTTTATCTAATGTTACATCTACTGATTCTTCTTTAACATCTTGTGCTGAAGTTCCTTCTGATTCATTAAATTCCTTTGCAGTTAAAATAACAGGTTTTTTAACTTGTATTGTAGCTCCTTTACCAGCTACAAAATCATTACTAAAGTCTTTGTGTATTAAGTTAGGGAAAACTAAGTTTTCAATTAATCTTGGTAATGTTTGTCTTGCTATTTCTTTTACTGTAATAAATTCATTTGCCATTTTATATTCCTTCTTTCTTTAATTAATTATTTTTTATTTTTATAAGTTGCTGCATAATATTCAGCATCACTCATGTTGTTATAATCTATATTGCTAATTTGTCTACTTTTATATGGTGTTCCGCCTCTTAATCTTTCATTTACAGCGCTTTCTACCGCTTCATTAAAAGCAGTTTCTATTGCTTCAATGCTCTTAATACATGTATCTGCATTTTCATAAATAACAATTTCAGCTAGTGATTTAGGTAAATTCTTTTCAGCTAAAATTGTATCTGCTTGAATCTTTAATTCTTTAGTATTTAATTCTTTTTCTCTTCTTTCTATATCTGCAACTCTTTTCTCTTCTTCATACTTAGCTTTTTGTTCTGCTGTCATCTTTGCAACTTTTTCTGCTTCTGTTTTAGCTTCATCAATTTTAGTTTTAGAATCAGCCTCCCATTTTGCTCTTTCTGATTTAATTGCTTCTGACATTCTCTTTTCAAATTCAGTTTGATAGTTACTATCTTTTAATATGTCATCAAAAGATTTTTGCCCTCCATCTGAGTTTTGATTGTTACTTTGATCTCCTACTTCTGGTGATGATCCTCCATTACCAGCTCCATCATCTGCATTTAAAAATGGTCTAGAAAATTGTCCTAGTCCAAATAGTTGAAAGTTCATACTTAATTTTTGTACCACTTCGTTATCCTCCTTTTATTTTTATTTACTTGCACAGTTTCAAGCCTTAAGCAAGTTTTGGGCATAATAAAAAGCCTTAGTTTCCTAAGACTTAAATTAAACTTAATAATCTTGTTATATCTTTTGGCTTATGACCATCCCATTCAGGAGCAAATTCTAATTCTTCAACATTAAAATAATCCCATTCTGATTTATGATAATGATATGAATATTGTCCTTCTTGGGTATCAATTCCAACTATAAAATAATCATCATACATAGTTCCATCATGATGTTTCCACGACTTCCATGATTTTTGTGAATTTGAATTACATATTACAGAAAATAAAATCATTCTATGATAATACAATTCATTAAAAGTATGATATCCATCGCTGATTTCTCCGATTTCCCCTGTTTCATATGTCATTTCAAAAATATCTGGTTTACAAGGATACAATTCTCCCTTTACACCTCTGATAATATAATCACCTACACTAGCATGATGTATACCTTCTAGCGTTTTTATGAATAGTTCTCCATCTTCAAAATATAAAACACCTTCTGCATTAGCGCAAACAGCCCAATCTGGAACATAATAATATCCATCCTTATTCATAAAATCTCCATCATATTGGAAAGCTTCAATCTCTACTGGTTTTTTTCTGTACTTAGCCATACTTCCTCCTTATTTATCCCATGGATATTTTTCAGCCATTTTACCATCTGGACCTATTTTGCAATAACACTTCTCTCCAGCCATAACATACTTTCCATTGTTTTCTATATTTACATCACAATCTTTATCTTCTCCGTAAATACTTCTCTTGCAATCTTTGCAATAATTATCTCTATCTACTGTCATTATTCCACCTCAACTATTTTAAATCTATTCCTTCAATTTCTGCTCTTTCTTCTAAGTAAGTTGCGTATAGTTCCATAGCTTTTAATTGACCATTCAATAAATCATAACTACAAGAAGGTGTAAAAGGTAAAGTTCCTGCTTTATATTTCTTAAGCATATTTCTTAATCCATTTATTCTTATTTTTAATTGTAAATACTCTGCTTTAAACCTTTCTTTATAATCTACACTTTCCATCATTTGAACAGTATCTTTTAATTCCATTGTTCAATACCTCCTTAATTTTAAGCATAATAAAAGACTTTATTTACATTGTGATTTAGGTTTATCACACCATTTGCACCTGTAACCAAAGCCTTTTTCATAAATAATTTCATGTTTGTGATTTTTAGTATTAAACACTTGTTTTAACTTCTCTATAAACTTCATTAATTATCTCCCATATAAAGCCTTATATCTAGCATTTAAAGAGTTATTTCTTTCTAATATTTCCTTATGTTCTTTCTCATACTCTTCTACCGTTAACTCTTTTCTAAGAAACTCGCCTTTTAGATTCTTAAGCCTTTTAATATTTTCCTTAATTTCTTTATCAACATAGCTTATTACATACTTCTTCCTACACTTAGGACAACAAAAATATGTTCTTTCTACTGTATCAAACAACTTTTCAGATTTAATGA